AACTATCTTCATCATAATAAAAGTTTTTATTTGCAATTTGCCACGTCAAAAGAAGAAGTTAAATCTATAGAAACGATTTCAGAGAAAATTGGTGAAGCAATGCAAATTCGATTCGATTCTGCAAAATTAGCTATGCGTAGAATATGCAAAATGGTAACGAAAACGACATTAACAAAGCAAAACAAACCTTATAGTCAATAATTTCAATTAATTGCTACATTCGGACAATTTGCTGTGCCCGTTGCAGTATCTGCTGATTCTGCAATCCTACGGATGTTTAGACTTGCGTTCAAGTCACTGTGCCGTTGGATTCCACAAAAATTACATATAAAACGATGTTTTACGCGCTTTCCAAGTTGTTCGCAGACAGAGCAAGTTTGACTTGTATAAGCAGGATTAACAAAAACGATTACAAGCCCGGCTTCTTGAGCTTTATATTCAATAAAGGACTGTAATTGCTCCCATGCCCAACGATGTAACCTTGATCTAACTCGTTTACGAGCTTTTATTCTGCTACGAATATTGGTTAATGCTTCCATGGCAATAGTATCACACCCTGTTTCTTGCGCTTCTTTAACAATCGCCTTACTAATTACATGATTTACATGTTTAACGTGTCGTTGTTCTCTCCCGGAGGTTTTCTTCAAGAGCTGTTTAGCGCTCTTGGAACCGTTGGATTGAAGACGAGCACGCAATGCTAGTGCACAATCACGTTCATGACGTAACTGATCACCGCCAAAAATCTTTCCTGATGATGTAGTTGCAAGATTGTTCTCACCAAGATCTACACCTAAAACTTTGTTATTATGAGGAAAAGATTGAGCAAAATGGTTTGTATTTCTCGGAATATCTATACAAATATTAAAAAACCATGTTCCATTTTTAAAGAGTAGTTTTGATTCTTTATGTTTTCCTGCTTTAAGGTAATTTCGTTGAAAATCACCAAGATTCATTTTAAAAAAATAACGACCGGATAATGTATATAGTGAAAGAGTCTCTTCTTTTAATGAATAGTTTTTTTTATGATAATGAATTGCAGATTTCTGTTTAAAAGTAATAGTTTTATTTTTATTCTTTAGTGCTTTACATGTACCGCATACATTACCAATTGCAGAACATACCATTGTCGCGCCAAGCTTTGAAAGACCATTTTCTTGGTCATTTCTAATTGGAAAATAAGCTAAATGATGTAATTTAACGCGATTAAAGCATTTATTTTCTAAGGCTATCAATGCAATCTTGTTGCAAACTTTATTGAACAGTATCTGCAATTGAAGCAATGCTGCGCTTTGTTCTGGAGTAGTATTTAGCTTAATGGATATAGTTCTAATCATAATATTATACAGACAATAAAGGGCCAGCTGTGTAGTGCTGACCCTAGTATTTGTTTTATCCACCTCAAGGGAGAAGTAGGATATTTTAAAAATAACACTTGCTATCTTTTTTGTATATGAGAAGCTTTTCGAATTAATTGAAACAAGTAAAACCAGCCTAAAGACTTAAATATTCTTACCCTCTGCCAAGATCGTTTGAATACTAAGTCACTAACGAAAGCAAATATGATATCGCCTTTTTCATTTCAAGTAACTCAAGAGAGCAAATAATATGATATTTGCACAAACAAGTCAAGGACTTTATTCCGGTTTTAAAAAGATATCTTCAGTTATCGGTTCTATTAGTCAATCAAAACTACGCTCTAAGCATGCCCGTAAAGACAAAGAGCTTTATGTAGAAAAAGGGTTATGTGAAGAAGCAGCTTTAGACTTAAACAGATTCTTAGCAACTCACGGTAAAGGGTTACTTACCCTTATTGCTTATTTCCTAGCGGCAGCTCTGCAAGGAAAGCAAAAGCTTCAACTCTCCCAAGCCCTTTGGGGGGAACTGCTGGGGGTAGAGGCCCGCAACGCTTCCCGTATCTTATCCAAGGCAGTAGCGTATGGATTCATAATCAAGATACGACACCCAGGAGGTAGAACCACTTACATCTTGAAAGACATCTTTCTTACACAATCAGTATTATTGTCTTTACAGTGGTTATTACAAACAGTAGATTCTTCTCACTTAGATAAAGTTATCAACAAGGGTGAGACTACCATTATATATAGGAGTAATATTAAAAGAGTTTATTTAAATTATGTGAGTCACTCTACAGGGTCACTTGTGATCGAGACACCCGAAATCGATGAGAATGGAGCCGTTAGGTTCCAAAAAAGGGTAAGATGGTTTGTAAGAAAGATTTTAAAACCGTATCAGTATCTAAAAAAGCTTCAACAGGAAAAGCCAAGAGACGAAAAAGATGAATCGAATACAATGGGCGTAATAAGCTGGCTTGCCGATATTGGCCTAATTCCTGGAACCTCATGAAAGCTAGAGGCCACTGGAAACATTGCCCCGCCATAACCAAGCCCAGAACCAAAGAAGAGACAGACAAAAAAATAGCAGAACTGTACAATGATAAAGAATTTATCGCTAGCATCGACAAGGTATATCTCATGGCTGGAATGAAAACCGCAGAAACTATACTATTGAAAGCAATGGACGAATGCTCATACGAAGTTCTATCACCAGCCCATGATGTGTGGATACCAATTGGGGAGAAATGATAACCAATACTGCCCGAACTATTAAATTTACCGTAGACGATAAAGAATGCGAATATCGATCACCAATATACCATGATCCATTTGTTTCAAGCGCATGGATTAGATGCAAAGATCAATCCGGAAAAGAATGGCGCTTTAAAATAGATCATCCATCTGTTGATGAAAAAGTTATGATAGAAGATCTTAAGCCTAAACTTAATTTTAAATAAGCTGTAGCCCCTGGGGAAGTATGTATAACGTTCTGTGTTAAGAAAAGCATCTTCGGGGGCCATCAACCATTGACACTTCGCTTCAATTCGTTTCAATTCGTTTCAAGTCTCTTAAACCATTCAATTTAATGCACTGATCATTTACACTCTTTTAGAGGGGGCGAACTCACTAAAAAGGAGTTTTATGATCAAAGTCGAATATTTATCCGAACAACACTACACCGTCATGGGTGTGCCTATCCCACTCGCTCGGGCGCGCATAGCCCGTAACGGTCACCACTATGACCCACACCAAAAAGAAAAAAGAGACTTCTGCCTCCAAGTACGAGCCCAACACAAAGGACCCGTCTATACCCAACCAATGCTCCTCACCATCACCTTCTTTATGCCCATCCCACAAGGCCTGGAACGCAAATTCCGTAACCCCGTATCACCCACCAACCCCTGCATCGGTAAATGCGATATCGATAACCTCCTCAAATTCGTGCTAGACTCTCTACAAAACATAATTTCAAACGACAATATAATCGCCAGCGTTAACGCAAAAAAAATATATAGCGAATTACCCAGAACGGAAATGACGCTGTCTATACTAAAACTAGGTACCAGATGAAAAAAATACCCAATAATAACACCAACACTACAGAAATAACCAAATACCGTACGTTTATGGAGTTCGACGAAGCATTCGACATCTTTAAGTACGATCTGGACGAGCGTTGGAGAGAGCAGCTAATCTTCTCCCTCTACAAAGCAGCCACCAATCCTAAGATTGAGACCATCATGGATTTCTGCATTGAGTACAAAATTAGACGTCAGAGAATCTACGAGCTCGCTGAACGGTACCCTAGAGTTAAGACTGCCTTTAATGACTTTAGACACATTCTTGCCAACAAAGACCTTAAGGGCGCCAAACATAGACAGTACGATAAAGATGTTGTCATGAAGTATATCCATAAGCTTGACCCTGAATGGGAGTCCATCAACAAGTACCACGCTGACCTTAAGAACACTGAAGCATCTACCGGCGATAAGATATTTATTGAAATCCCACATACAACCGTAGAAACTAAAGCAGATACAGAGAATAAACCTTCAGTTACTATCATAGGGGACGAGTACAATGATGAAACCGGAAGCAACCAATCTGGGACTCTTACCGAATAAAGACACCTATGCAGCCATAAAGAAAAGAATCGATACCGATTACAATTTATGCAATGCCGAATGGAGTCAACAGTACTCTGAAGCAAGCATCGACACTCGTCTTGAGGCTGGTGACCCATCACTCAACCGGGAACTCTCCTTCTCCCAAATGACCTTTAACCGTAACGACTATGTCTTTAATAGAGTTCGCCCCTTGTTGAATATGGTGTCCGGTCAAGAACGTAAGACGCGTAAGACTATCATCTGTGTCCCTGGTGCTAATGCTGACCAAGTTACGGCAGATCAGTTCTCAAAGATCATCATGACGACGTTCAAAAAGGACCAAGTCTATGAGACCCTTTCTGAAGCCTTCCATCAAGGCGCCTGTATCACGGGGCTTAACTTATTACACGTCTATTTAGACTTTCGTTATGACCCTATCTCGGGTGATTTACGGGTAGAGAACCTGCCCTTTAATACCTTTTACATCGACCCATTTTTTAAGAAACCGGACCTCTCCGACTGTGCTTTTGTATGGCGTCGTTCGTATCTTACCCACTCTGCTGTTGTTGCCTTAATGCCTGACAAAGAGCAAGAGATCCTTGATCTTCCGGTAGGTGCTAACTCGGGCAATACTAAGCTTCGGTTTAGCTATATGCCTGAGACGTATGGCATTACGCAAAAGAGCCGCTTGGCATACGATGAGTATTACTATCGTGATTACCGTAAACAAACCCTGCTTGTTGATAAAGATACGGGCGAAACGCTTGATGTATCCCATAAGAAAGAAGTTGATGTCCAAGCCTTCCTTGCTGCTAATCCTGGGGTTACTGTCATTGAGCAGAATATACCAACGGTACGCTTGGCTATAATGGTTCAAGATGTGGTGCTACATGACTCGCCTCAGCCCCTTGGAATCGATAGATTTCCATTTATTGCGGTCACTGGTTACTACAACTCAATGATGCCAAACTTCTATAATCGCATCCAGGGTATCGCCAGATCTCTTAGATCTCCTCAGCTACTGTTGAACCGCCGGATAATGCTTTCGACGATCCTGCTTGAATCTCAAGCTAATAGCGGGTGGATTTATAAAGAGGGTGCGGTGCTCGATGTTAAACATCTGTTTAATACTGGTGAAGGGCGCATCATACCTATCTCGGAAAACTTCCAGATTACTGACATACAACCTATCCAACCACCACAGATCCCTCCATCGTTCTTTCAGCTTCAAGAGACCTTTGGGTCTGAACTGAACTCCGTATCCGGTATCTCCGAGACCATGATGGGAACCAATGAGAACCCTTCTGTTGCTGGTGTTCTTGAATCACTCCGCCAACGCGCTGGACTGGTAACCCTAGAACCTATCTTTGACCGCTTTAACCAAGCTAAAATCCTCTTAGGCGAGATATTCGTTGAAGCAATACAACGTAACTACACCCCCGGTAAAATCTCTACCATTTTGGGGGGCGAGAAACCAGCCCCGCTGTTCTACAACAAAGCATTTGGTAAATATCATTGCCAAATAGAAAATGGTTTTGATACCGATACGCAGAAACAGCTCGAATTCGCCCAATTGATCCAACTTATGGAGCTTGGGGTTAAGATTCCACCTAAGACAATCATTTCTGCTGCTACGCTTCAGAACAAGACTGAGCTTATCCAAGACATTGAGCAAGCTGAGCAACAACAATCACAGATGCTTCAACAACAAGCGCAAGCTGAAGTGCAAGAAGCGCAAGCGCGTATTCAACTGGCTCAAGCCCGTGCACAATCTGACATTGGTCTTAAGAACGAACGTGATTCACGTGTATTGTCTAACATCGGCTTGATGGAAGAACGTGAGAGTCAAAAGCATAAAGATGATACAGAAGCATTGCTCTCCTTCATCAAAGCTCTTAAGGAAATAGAGGGCATGGATTATGCTCATCTGACTGAGCTGCTTACCATGCAAAAGATCATGAAAGAAACACAAGAACCCGATGTTACACCCGCAACCGCTAGCAAACCGGTTAAGAAACCCGTAAAGAAGGTGGCCAAATGATAACGCTGATACTCTTTCTTCTTTTTGGGTCCCTGTATGCCATGGATGACGATAAAGAGAAGGGGCATGTAAGTGACGAGTCTGCAGAGGTAGAGTTTGATATCACGCGGTATTACCATTCTGATACCAAATCATTGGACTTTTCTAATCTTCCATTTACCAATGCAACACTTAAAGAGCATTGGGCGGATATCAAGAAGTTTGTAACAACTGCCGAGGTTAAAACGCTGCTCTTGCAGAACATGGAACTTAAAAAGATCCCGTATTACATCATCACCTTTGCCCTTACGGACAAATCACTTGAATATGTCTCCATGAAGGGCAATAAGTTCAAGATCGCCAACCCATCAAGCGATGCTGATCTGGTTGATGCTATGAAGACTATGGGCCTTAATGAAAAAGATACGAAAGACATTGATAAGAAACTGTCTGATCTTAAAGATACAAACCCACGAGATAGGTCTACATCAGTCGGGAATATCATTTCCTCTTTATGGGACCTTGTACACCCATCTATCCAAAAGGCTATCGATAAGCAGAACAAAACGCAGACTGACGGGACCCATTTTTATAAAAAGATAATCGTTATCGACTCAAAGATCCCGCCTATTACTATTATTAATAAAGACAAACTGCCTCCATCATCGTGTGAGAAGTTTAAGACTCTTGCTAAGAAGCTGTTGCTTGTTGGCATAGGGTTTATTATGACTGCAGCACCTACGCTGGCCACCTGGTTGGCAACGGTTGACCCAGCGTATTGCGATATGGGCTTAATGCAGCAGTATGCAACGTCATGTAATGTAACTATAACCTACTGAAAGGAACAAGATGGCTAAGAAATCACTTAAGGAAAAAGCTAATAAGTTAAAGCATTCAGAGAAATTCTGGGAAGAAGAAGCGCAAGAACCAGCGCATAAAGATATCTTTAAGAAATCCAAGAAGCATAAAAAGGGGAAATAATGCCAATCAAGGGAATGAAGCCTAAAAAAGTTATTGAGACAGAGATGCATAAATTTAAAGAAGGAAACCTTCACTCTGGTAGCAAAAAAGGCCCTGTCGTTACAAATAGAAAACAAGCGATAGCGATTAGTATTTCAGAGGCTGCCAAGGCTGGCGGGAAATCGAAGAAGAAGAGAAGGTAATGGCTTTACCGTATGTCTTCATTTTTGTGCTCTTATTGGCACCCTCATGTTCCACAAAGAGTACAAATGTACTTGTTCCAGATGAGCGCCCTGAGATACCACTCACTATTGAGTCTGATCAGATCTTGATTGATGAAACATTTGATGGTGCTTCGATTGATCCTATTCTTGATGAGAAGATATATGCGCTCCTGAGTAAATATGATGCTGAGTATGGTTGTGTTGTGGTTGATGTGGAACAGATTCTAGAAGCTGATGAAGACCCAGAAGAACTTGACCTTACACAAACCTGTGGCGGACACCAATATTATCCTGTTGATGAAGATAGAAACCAGGTCATTTATGTCCCCACTTTTTTGGGTCTTGCAATCTGAATAACCACAGTGCTATAGTCCGAGAGTAATAGTTAGAGGTACTTGCCTTGCAACGCTTAATGCGGTTTGCAGTTTCTATGAAAGGAAATAACATGTCGCGCCAACCTTCGCATAGTTTGTGCTTAAATTATTCAAGGCACCCTTTATATTCTATATATTGGAATATGAAAACCCGTTGTTATAACGCCTCTGAGCACAATTTCCCATATTATCAAGGAAAGGGAATTAAATTATGTGACGAGTGGTTGGCTAGTGTTAGATCTTTTTATGATTGGGCTATATCAAATGGATGGAAAAAAGGGTTGTCAATAGACCGAATCGACTCTAATAAAAATTACTGTCCTGAAAATTGTTGCTTTATAACAACTAGCGAAAATTCTAGAAAGAGAATATTAGAAAGGGGCTTCCCGCCAGGACCAGGAAGAAATAGAAAGTTTAATGATGATATAATTTGTGGAATAAGAAAATTATTATTAGATGGGATTGAGGGTGCTACAATAGCTAGAAAATTTAATGTTAGCAATAAAACTGTTTATAAAATTAGGGACAAGAAAATTTATATAGATGTTCTTGGTTAGAGGTATTTTAGTTTAACCTTGCGAGTTTTGTCTCGCAGTTTCCTTGAAAGGAATTAGTCAAATGGCAAAAAGATATCATTCTTCCCCTATCGAAGAGACTTCAGGATTTTGTCACCTTCCAACAGAGGTGATCGTTAAAGAGATTTCTAATGAAGGTTCTTTCAATGGTGGCGTTGTAGCAGATACATACCGCCTTGTTGAAAAACAAATGGCTGAAGAACGCGCAGCATTAACTAAACTTTGCTCACCTAAGAAGTTCTAAAATGCCTGCATCACCACGGCCTAATAAAAAAGCTATGGACCTTGCTTACTCTTTGCTGGAATACCCGGAAGAGAACAAGCAAAACGGTAAAAAGAAGCCTTCTAAGGCTATTCTTGATGAATGGTCTAAGGACATACCAAAGACTAGAGCATAAAACATCTCCTTTCCTACATTCCAAGTCGCTCCTTTAAAAACCCTCTACCTCTTCTTGAGGTGGGGGGTTTTTTGTTGTACAGTGTCTTATACAGGAGAAAGGAGTATCTATATGAGTAATTTTATCTATTCAATAGCCCAGGGATTTATTAATGCTGGTGGCATGGGATTTATAGTATCTGGGTCAATGACTGCTGTTGGTTATTTACTTGGTTTGTATAAATCTAGCGTATACATTGTCTCAAGAAGATATTTTATCATATCATGCTTGTTTCTAATCATTGGTTACATGGTTATGTCGTTAAATTAGGAGAAGGAGAACCGTGGAAAAAGAAGATAATAAAAAACTTTATGAGACATGGTCCATTACTTTTAAATTAATTAATAAAGACCACATTACATATATTGGTGTAGAACCAGATGAGATGGTTAAAGTTATTAGGTCTATTGAAAATAAAGACTCGATTATTTCACCTCCTTGTGTCTCAGAAACAAATAAAAATTTTATATGGATTAATCTAAATAATGTAACAACTATTGCTTTTGAGGAGCGGAACTATACCGAAAAACCTCGTTGTGAAGTTATACAGGACGGAACTAAGCTTGAGATAACAGGTCGTATTGATACATATGAACAAAACTAAAAAGACATACGGCCAGATCATTCAAGAGCATCGACAGGCCAACCCATACACTAACGAAGATACACACGAATACGCTCGACAGATGGGCTTGAGCTTAATGAAAGATGTTCATCAAACCGTCGCTAAAGCACTCAAAAAAGATTTATATCTCAATAAAGACTTCTATATTGAAACAAGAACTAAGACCGAGCGTCTTACCATGACCCCAGAGACCTGGGTATTTGCACGTCGCTCGTGCCCTTCTGCTGGGTATGAGCAGATGGTGTTCAAGTATCACCATCAATCTGCATCTTTAGAGCTTCTTTGGTGCATTCCTGAGCGTATGCGTTACTGGCATATCGTACGCAATCCTGATCAATATCTTAAGTCTAAAGACGTTGGTGTTGCTGACATGGCTAAATCTGTACTATTAATGGAGTCTGGTGACTTGATAGACTGGATTGATAAGGAAAACGGGTATAAGCCCGATGGTCTAATCGTTAAGCGTGCCACGCCATAGCCTTGGCGGAGGCGGGAAGGAATAGAATGGAAGAAGAACTAAAAGTAGAAGCTCCAGTCCAGCCAGATGTCGCGCAAGGTGACGCGCAAGTGTCGCGAAGTGACGCGAACGTGTCGCGAAGTGATCGCGAATACAATATGCGTGTTATGCGCGAGAAGATGGAAGCCTTAGAGCGCCGTGCCATGGAAGCAGAACGTGTGGCTCAAGAGAGATCTAAGCCTCCACAACAAGAGGCTGAAGACGATGCGCTTGTTGAACAACGGCATCTTAAAAAGACTAATGCCGAAATAAATGAGATGAAGGCAGAACTTGAAAAGACACGCAAGCAACTTGAGGCTACTAACAATAGCTCTGTTGAGTATCAGCTTCGCGCTAAGTTTAATGACTTTGATCGTGTGGTTACTGACGACAACATGGAGAAGCTTAGACAAGAGAAACCAGCACTTTATCGCTCAATTCTTTACAATCCAGACCTACGAGATAAGGGTGAAACCGCCTACGATGCTATTCAAACTTTCTTAAAACCTGCTAAGTTTGCTGAAGCGGATAAACGCCTTGCTGAGAATGCGGCCAAGCCTCGTAATGCTTCGACGGTCAACCCACAAGCTTCAGATTCCCCTCTTTCAAGGGTTGCTGACTATGATCGCCGTTCACTCACAAAAGAACAGATGGCAGAGAATCGCAGAGAAATGAACGACGCAAAGAAACTTTATTAATATTTGAACTCATTTTCTTTCCAGGGGTCGGTTATACCCAGTTTCCGGCCCCTTTTCTATTTCAAAGTAGCCCAAAATGTCACAGGTTGAAAAGTTCCCAAAGTGTTCCCATTATGTTGCGTTTTTTGCATCAATTTGCAAATACTAGCTTACTTTTTTTGAAGATAAGTTACTGTTTACGTTGATCCAGCCGTGATTTCTTAAAAGCGAACCGCTAAATCGCTGGGATCCGCACGTTGTTCCGGTCTATTTCTGGAACTTGTTATTCTCTTCTTGCCCAAGGGAATCTTTCTGCAAAAGCTGTGTTTTCAATGCGGGTATAAATAGCTGTTTTATCGCAGCATGATTCCAATGATTCTCGTACTTCATTTATCTTCATTAATTCATCAAATGCCCGCAAAAAGTAATCTGAACTTGCAAATCTAAGACAGATTAAGAAATCAAATATGATATAAGCAGGGGTTCGCTCAGCCCAATCAGAATAAACATTACCAGAATTATAGTGCATTTGGTCATACTTCATTTCAACGTAGCTATTTCCTGGGCAACCTTCTTCCTTCAGTTCTTCATCGTTGAATTTGTAAAGAACTAAAAAATCTGTAACCAGACCATCTTTTTGATCATAAAGTATAATTGCATTTTTTTGTGGGATTTTGTTCATTTTCTTTCCTCGTTTAACCGGTGCCTGAAAACCCGGCGATTTGTGGTTAATAAAGTTTTGCAGCATACACAAAATAACCCTGCTTGTAATCCCCCTTTTAATGGTTCTATACTCTTTCTAGCGTACCTATAGCCTCGCTAGCTATCGCCGTAGCACATTCGTGCATGGGTCTCGACAACCCTCGTGGACGTACTACAGAGAATTCGTCCCGCTCTGAAATCAATATCATTTATCTTAGTCACTTTTGTGATTGGGAGACACGTTTATGATTATTACTTCGGATACCCTGCCGCCACAAGTGCAGGCTAAGTTCGATGACAAGCTATTGTCTGTCAGAACACCTAGCCTTATACACACTGTTGCATGCCTGGGTAAGAAATTGGCTTCAAAGTCCGGTAAGACGATACGCTTTTCGCGTTATAACCGTCTGCCAACATTCCCAGCACCTTTGGGAACCTCAGGCGCTCCAATTCCCGCAACTGCTGTAACACGTACCGACTTGGATGCGACGACCAGTTTTTACGGTTATACGGCCGTAGTAAAATCTTCTCTGATAATCTTGAACGCCTACGACGCAATTGCGTTAGGGTAACAAGGAGGAAGTTCGCTATGATCGCCTTTTTTGTTCATACGTTTAGCTTCAAGGTACAACTGCTTTCTGTATTCACGAACATCTTCGGGTATACGCCAGCCAGTTTTACCAATTGTTGCTCTAAACTTGAAAACAAGATCGGCGTGTGGTTTTTTAACTATGAGATATGGATAACAGGCATCAAGTATATCGAAAATTCCTCTTCCAAGAAAAGTAGCTCTATATACTTGTTTATTTCCAGGATGCTTTTTATCTTTTCGAAATGCTGCACCAAAGTTTTTAACAACCCATTCAATAACTTCAAGGTTTGTATTGGCTATAATCATTCTCAGGGAATAATAATCCTTAAGTCTATTTTCGCCATTTGCGCTTTGAAGTTCGACGCTTATATGTCCTTCTCCGTCAAGTATTCCGGCAAAATAAGCAAGTGTTTCGTTAGTCCACATAGTTATCTCCATGATATGTATGGTTTACTGAACTCAGCTTTCCATAAATATATCATAACTTACACCTCGAACGAAGTAAGCGAGAAGACCCATAGTAATATGGGATGCGGTACTCTGATCTCCAATCGAAAGATGGAGAGGCAGGCTGAGAAGATCTGCCCGCCAATATTTGCTGTATAAGCATATATTGGTCACAAAAAGTAACAGAATGCAATTTGTCGCATGCAATCAACAAGTCGAGTTAACCAACTCAGACCCTGTTTTGAACTCATTTGCTGACCTTTTGGGTCTGTCATTAAAGATGACCGAAGACCAATTGTGTCGCGATGCCATGAATGCAACAAGCACAGTTGTTAATGCTACTGGTGGCAACAATGGAGATCTTCCAACAAATATAGCACTGTCAGACATTGATGATATCACATCTACCCTTCTAAACAATGATGCCTGGATGATTCTCGAGGGTCAAGAAGGTATGGATAAATTTGGAACAGGCCCATTGCGAGATGCGTACCTGGGACTTGGAAATGCCAAATTGTCAAAAGACCTTAACAACCTTAACGGATTCTTGCCAAAGTGGAATTATCCCCATGCTATTCAGGGCACAATGCCCAGCGAATGGGGCGCGGTAAACAACGTTCGCTTCTTGCTTTCATCGGTGGGCAGCGTAGATCCATTGGCTTCACGCCTTGGAAACGATGTATACAACCTGTTCATCATGGGTTTAGAAGCTATGGCTATTGTTGAAATGGATAACTATTCAAGCCGTTTCTTATATAGACCACCAGTTTATTCAGATGCATTGTTTCAAAATTATACGTTGGGTACAGTGTTTGCCCAGGTCCCTCGCATACTCAATGACCTGTGGTTGGCCAAAGTACGCGTAACATTACGTTAAGGAGCATATCATGAGTGTAGTTTTTTCAGGTTCATGGTCTGGCTCTTTCGTATCAACAGGTGCTTCACAGCTTCTGTTGTTACCTTCTGGCGCGGACTATTGTCATGTTTACAATGAAACAGTAATGGATGCTGCTGGCGCTGGCACAGGTGCAGAGTTCTATTGGCGCAAAGGCATGACCCAAGGTCGTGGTTATGTGTACAATAAAACAGCTGTTACCGATGCATTAGCTGTACAACAAATAGCAGCCAATCTTGGCTTCTTTTGGCAAAACAATACGATTAATACCCCAGGTGCCGCAGTTGCTCTTACTGGTATCACCAATGGTAACCCCCCTGTTGTCCAAACCGGCACAACAGCTGGTTTAGTTGCTCTTTCATCAATTGTAAGAATCTACGCAACGGTAGGCGCTCAACAACTTGGTGGAATGGACTTTACAATTGATACAATTATCCCTAACACGAGCTTTGAGTTAGCATATGCGCCTGCTATTGTTAACGCATCGCCTGGTGCTGGTACGTATCGTATCATCCCATTCAACCCTTACTTCTACCCTTCAACACGTTATATCACCAAGATCACACAAGCTGCCCAAGCTGTTGTGACCTTGTCAGTGACACATAGCTATATTGTTGGTCAAAAAGTAACATTTAAGATCCCTACAGTTACCGCAGCAGCGTTTGGTATGACTCAGCTTAATGGTATTACCGCTACGATTATTCGTACGAATGATGCTGATGCTGATGGTCTTTTCAACACGATTACTGTTGATGTTGATACAACTGGCTATACAGCCTTTGCATTGCCATTAACGAACGCCCCTGCATTTAGCTATGCAATGGTTGTTCCTGCTGGTGAAGATACTGCCACGGCTCTTAATGCTGGTTTAAACATCTATTCAGATGCCACACTTAACATGGGCACAATTGGCCTTCTGTTAATGGCTGGTACTACTGGACCTGCTGGCGTTGCAACAAACGTCATCAGCTGGGTAGCTGGTAAATCATTCAATGAATAGTAACTGACTATTTAGTATGGGCCCATATGGGCCCATACCTTTATCAAGGAGACTAATGAAAGAGATTCAAAAGAAGAAGTTAACGACGTCTGATGTAGCCAAGAACATGAACAACTGGCGTGACCGTGATGCAGAAAAGATGACGGGGATATTTAAGAACCAAGAGTTTCCCGGCCAGTCGGTATCATTTAATTTTAAATTGTATCAAGGAGATGACATTGAGACGTATCATTTACTTGATGGTGAGAAATATACGTTACCACGTGGTGTGGTCAGACATCTTAATACCGCTTGTTACTACAAAGAATACCGTCATTTAGCTGGTGAAACAGGGCAATATGGTATTCGTGGCGCAGCAGACGGACGTCGTCCTATCGGTGCTGATACTGGTATGACTGAGATGCGTAAAGTGCACAGATTTGCCTTTATGCCCCTTGATTATAGCGATGATGATGGAGATGTTACCGCTTCGCCACTTGTTGAAGTGACAACTGATACGTCAAATATCATAACCCGCAAGTGAGTTTTTATGGCATACGAAGTACTTCAGTATCCAATGTATCAACCGGCAGTAAGAATCATCACGTCGATAACAAATGATTATCCTGCATTGATCACAACGGGAACAATAACGTACCCAGGTCATGTTTTAACGATTACACCCTTTGTGCACCAATACCTTTCTGGAACTATTGTTCGTATACAGATCCCGAACTACTTCGGCATGTCACAACTTAACGGACAACAAGGTGAGATTACGCGGGTAAATACAACACAATTCACTATTGATATCGATACAACATTGTATGATCCGTTCGTAATCCCACCTATTGTCCTTGTTCTTGATCCTATTTCTGATCCTGCACGCATGGTACCAGTACATCCAATTAGAGAACTTTCTGATGGTACGTACGCACAAGAGCAATACGCATATGTTATTCCCTTTGGTGAAGATACGGCACAGTTAACAGCTTCAGTACAAAATGTTTTGCCCTATTAGGAGATTTTATGGCAAATAGTACGCTTCAAGCGATACGAGATAAGGTTAGAAAGCTTACAAGAACACCGTCAACCTTCCAAATGGACGACCCTGCTCTTGATGAGTATGTTAATACATTCATCCTGTACGACTTCCCACAAAATTTAAAGCTCTTTTCGCTCAGAACAACCTTAGTGTTCTACACGCAACCTAATGTTGATGTGTATCAGAGTTCTAACGTTAATACTGATCCATTGTATAAGTTTAGAGATCGCTATGTAGCTATTCACCCTCCTGTCTTCTTTGCTGGTATTTCTGGCTATCTGTTTAAAGATAGGGCTCAATTCTATGCTACATGGCCACAAACAAATTTTATCTATGACACAACACTACGCGGTTCTGGTGGCGTTGGCCCCTATGTTGGCACTATACAGACCTCTGGAAGCACACCGTTCTTACAGAACAACGTAATCTTTACTGCCCTTGATGCAAATGGTACGGCTATGATTCTTGTTGATTATCCTGTTAATAACACAACTGGTGCCTTAGGGTTGCCTGGTATTCCGCAAGTGCTTCCATCGCCATACGGTCAAATTGATTACATTACTGGTGTGTTTACTATTGTGTTCCCTAATGCTGTTGTTCTTAATGGTGTTATTAATGCTGAGACGGTTCCGTATGCTGTTGGCAAGCCTATAGCGATGCTGTATTACGATAATAAGTTTACTATCCGCCCTGTGCCCAACATGGCCTATAAGGTGGAGATAGAAGCTGACGCTCGACCTACAGAACTCATGACGGCTACTGACCTGCCTGATGAATCAGAGTGGTGGCAGTATGTTGCGTATGGCGCTTCGATAAAGATCTTTCAAGATAGAATGGACCCTGATTCTGTTGAGATGATACGACCTGAGTTTATCCACCAACAGAACCTTGTTGCACGCAAGACAGTAACACAAGCGTGTGATAACCGTGCAGCAACTTTGTATACCTCGACGAATAACTTTAGCTCCGGCTGGTTTATGTCCAGTTGGCCTTATTAAGGAGTTTTTATGGCTTTAAGTAATGTACCTATTCCACATCAATCTCTTCTTAACTCTCGTGATTTAATTGCTGCTAACTTTGCTGATATTAATACTGGTTTTTCTGTTAACCATGGTGAATTTAGATCAGGGGCAGCTACCGGTAAGCATACATATTTGCAGATACCATTACATGCTTCACCAATTACAGCTGTTGGTGAAGTTGGTCTTTACGCGGCAAATGGTGGAACAAGTCACGTTGCAGAACTTTTCTTTAAACGTGAAAATACACCTGCTGGTGCTGCTGGAATTGCATTTACTGAAAGTTCTGTGTTAGCAGCGGTTAATTTTACCGCTGGATGGTGTAATTTACCATGTGGACTTATAATGCAATGGGGTCATGGTGTATCTGGAACACCTCAAAATTTTTCTAAACCGTTTACTTTTGTTTATTCAGCAACTGCAACGATGAACGCTCATGGAGAGAAACAATTTTCAGGTATTACATCGTTCGATATGAATCAAATAACTTTTGAAACATACGATGCAAATCAACATGTATCTGCTGGTAAGCGTTTTTATTTTATTGCAATAGGGATCTAACATGGCAATGGATCGTTTTCTTATTGCACCATTTGATAAGGACTCTGGTTTACAGACAAATGTAGAACCCTTCATGATCCCGGATAGTGCGTTCGCCCAATTAACCAATGCGTATGTGTGGCGTGGCAGAGTAAGGAAACGATTTGGTTCTACATGGCTTGGTGATACCCAATTATCTTCGCGTCTACGAGTTAAGATAGGTACGGCTGTTGCTGGTGCTCAACAAGGCCCACAACCATTTCATACCCCATTTTTTGGTACGACGACTATACCGATAGTAACGCCAGCTGTTGGCCAAATGTTTTCCATAGGTGCTATTGTCTTTACGGTAGTTACCGCTGGAAATCAACCAACAAGAAGCTCAAGTTGGACCGCAACGGCAACATTTGATACCGCTACTGGTAACTTTATAGTAACAACAGATCCCCTTTTTCTTGGCGGTGATGTCTATTATTATCCTGCTTTACCAGTGATGGGACTGCCTACCTTTGAGGGTGCAGCTATCAACTATGAGCCGGTGATTGGCTTTGATACTAAGTTTGCGTATCAATACATTGCCAATGGTTGGGAACGGTTAGATGCTGAGTTTGTTCCAGGTGATGCATCATGGACGGGTAGCGATTCCCAGTTCTTTTGGACCTGTACCTGGCTTGGAACCGATGCGTTCACACGAATATTCTTTGTTACCAACTTTAATGAAGATGAACCACGGTCAATGCGTTACTACGACAATGTCATGTGGCGACGCTTTATGCCCGCTATTTATGGTAATAGTCTTCCCAATACTGCTGGCTACATGTTTAGTGCCCGTATTCTTGTTCCCTTTAAGAATAGACTTTTAGCATTTAATACATGGGAAGGCCCTACATTTCCTGGTATTAATTATCCTAATAGATGCCGATACTCACAAATAGGTAATACGTTACCAGCTGCTCCTAAGGTTCTACCTGGTGGTCCTGCCGTTGGTATTACTGATGCGCTTGGTCATGCAGTTGGCAATATTGCTGGATTTCCCTTTAAGGCTGGTGCACTGTTTACCATTGGTAATGAAACATTCATGGTAACGGCAATAACTAATGCCGATAATGTCATGCCATCGACAACCGGCGTAGCAACTACGCATACGTTTAATTCTACAACTGGACATTATGTTTTTGATCATGCTGCACCGTTATCACAAATTTACTTTTATGATGGAGGTACCACCGCTACCGCTATTGTTAACAACGAGTGGCGTCAGGATGTACCAGGGCATGGTAATGCTATCGACTGTCCCACAACGGAACAGATTATAACCGTAGAATTCATCAAGGACCGCTTAGTCGTCTTTTTTGAACGTTCTACATGGGAACTTGTCTATCTTGGCAACCAAGCGTATCCATTCGGCTGGCAACAGATTAATACTGAACTTGGTGCAGAGTCTGCTTTCTCTACAGTTCCTTTTGACAAGGTAGCCATATCTGTTGGAAATGTGGGCATTATGGCATGTAATGGTGCCAACGTTGAAAGAATAGACGATAAGATCCCTGATACAGTATTTGCTATCCACAATGCCGATGAAGGCCTTAATAGAGTCTATGGTATTCGTGACTATTCGACAGAAATGATCTATTGGACAATGCCCGACAATACACGTGATGCTAACACTGTATATCCTAATAGAGTATTATTGTTTAATTATAAGACAGGGACATGGGCTATTATAGTGGATTCCATTACCTGTTTTGGGTATTACTATAACTTTACTGGGGTTACGTGGGATTCAACAACGATTACATGGGACTCATTAGTTACGTGGGATAGTGGTAGTCTTGATGCTCAAGCGCAGCATGTTATAGCGGGTAACCAACAGGGTTATACCTTTATGATCAATCCTGATGAGCCAACAAATGCCCAGGTCTTACAGATTACTGAGTTAACTGTTTCAGTGGGTACTGCTCAAGCGACTATTACTTCGTATAACCACAACTTACAAGGCGGCGAATACATTTATATAGATAACATCGTGAGTGATACGCTTGGTAACTTAGAGAACATGAACGGATTTGTTTATTACATCCAAGCAGCGACACAAAACCTTTTGGTTATTGATCTAACGCCACTCACTCCGCCGGTCATTCTTGCCCTTACTGGTACGTATGAGGGTAATGCAACCATCTCACGAGTGAGTAACATCGACATCAAAACAAAAGAATTTAACTTTTATCTTGATAAAGCCCGTAATGCTTGCATTTCTAAGGTTGATTTTCTAGTAGAAAATACAGCAAATGGAATAATAGACGTTGATTACTATGTCTCTACTAACCAGGACTCGATTGGTTTGTTTAGTACGCAAGCCGTATTGGTAAGTACTGGAAAGCTTGAGACGTCGCCCTATGCTTCTGTTCCTGCTGAAGCCCATGCAACACGCTTATGGCATCCGATGTATCTTACCGCTGAAGGTGAGTGCATACAGCTAGAACTTTATCTTGATCATGAACAGATGATTAGTCTTGACGTACGAGCCTCACAGTTTGTTCTTCATGCTATGGTCTTTACAGCGACACCTTCGTCGATGAACCTTCGTTAGGAGCTTTTATGGCAGATCAACAACAGAATACGGGTCAATTTATACCAACGACGCAGATATGGGATATAGGACAGCTTTATGAAGTTGATGTTAACAGTGAAGACTTTAAGGAGCTGCTTGTCCGTCTCTATCAAAACGTTAACCGTATAGCATTAGCCCTTAACACGAAGGAAACTGGCTATTACCTTCAGGAAGAGTTTGTTAGTAGTAACGCATACTTCCACCCAACATCGAACAGCCAGGATGATCTACGTCCTTCTTTTAAGAAAGCGGTGAACATTGGTGCCCTTGCTCTTGGTGTTAATACAAAAGCTCATGGTTTAACAATAGAATCATCATGGACATTTACTCATATTTGGGGGACAGCGTCTAATCCTGCAACATATACGTTTTACCCGTTGCCATGGGCGTCGGCAGTTGGTGCTACGAACATAGAGTTAAAAGTAGATGTGAACAATATTGTAATAACGAACAATAGTGGGCTAACCTTTTCATCATGCATGGTAGTCCTTGAATATTTAAAACAGTGAGGGAATGGTTATGGAACCAATAACAATGGCTGGCCTTATGGCTCCAATGGCTGGCCTTATGGCTCTTCAGGCCGCGTCTGGTTACGCAGAAGAAAAGACTGCACACAGAGGAAAATGGTTACAACAATCAACAAAGAACCCAGACCAGCTGCAAAAGTCACAATGGGCTCGTATGATGGGCCAACAACAAGTACAGAATCCTTATGCTGGTTTTGAACCGGTTGCTCAAAAAGCACAATCTATGTTCCAAAATCAAACAGTTCCTGGCCTTGCTGAACGATTTACACAAATGGCTGGTGGTGCAATGTCTTCACCTTCTTTTGGGTCTCAACTGTATGGTTCTGGTCAAGACATGCAAGAATCTCTTGCTGCATTGATGGCGCAATACGGTCTTCACCAACAGCAACTTGGACAAGGTCTTATGGGTATGGGCATGGGTAATGAGTTTGAGAATATTTATCAAAACCCACAATCAACATGGTTATCTCGTCTTTTTGGTGGTATTGGTGGCGGAGCTGGTTCAATGGCTAATGCCGGCATACAAAAACGTTTTGCCCCTCAAGGCTATTAAGGAGTTACCATGGCACAAGTATTAGACTTACCTTCTCATATTCAAGCTACTAATCCAGGTGATACCATTGCAAGTGCCCTTCAAGGACTTGCGCAGAGAAAAATACAACTGATGAACCAGCAGCATGAACGTAAACAAATGATGTCTGCTTTTTCTCAAGCAAATATGGCTCCTGATAAAGCTATGGCATTGGCACAACTATTCCAATCTATTCCTGAGAACGCTAGACCATATCTTATGCAACAAGTTGGGCCAAGCATTGCCTCACAATTGTTTGCTGGTCCTCCTCAAGGGCAGAATGCTCCAGGACAAGGACAGACTGATCAAATGGCGATTCCTCAACAAGGGCAGGGCAATCAAGAATTTGCTTCGCCAAATCAGCGACCATTACCATCAGCTGAAGAAAAACCTTCATTTGAGCAGCTTATGAATCAATTAAGTTCTGGATATAAACCTACATTAAATCCGTATTCAGCAATGCAGTCTCTTGGACAAGGTGGATTACGTCCTGAGTTAACACCACGACCACAACAACAAATGTCTCAGGCTCAGCAGCAAGTGCAACAGCAACCTATTCAGGACCAACAAAAAAAGAGTATGTATGTTCCATATAAAAATATTACTCCACAACAAGAGCTAAAACATAAAGAGTTCAACGAAATTAGGCGTGAAAAAGCATTTGAGTCGACAAAAAATTTTCGAGAAGAGACACAAGCAAATGAAAATGCTTCTCGTGAAAATGGCATGCGTCTTGACCGTATGATAACGTTGAATAAAAAAGATGAGTTACAGAATCCTATGTTGTATACCGCCCTTAAGGGTATGGGTATGAACGTATCTGCATTGCAAAACGAAGATACGCAAGAGTTTGAAAAGCTTACTAATGACTTTTTAAAGAATGCTCGTGCTATTTTTGGCTCTCGGGTTACAAATTTTGAAATGTCACAGTTTCTTAAAACGGTACCAACGCTTATGCAAACCAAAGGTGGTAGGGAGCGTGTTATTCGTAATCTTAAGCTTGCTGGTAAAGCAGCTACGTTACGTGGTGAGACAATGCGAAACATTATTGAGCAAAATAACGACACTCCACCGCTTGATCTTGCCGAGAAGATTGAAAAAAGAATTGGTGGCAAATTAGATGCTATATCTAAGCAGTTTGCATCAGGAGAGAAAGAAGGAAAGGCTGATTTTGAGAAACTTCCTGATCCAATTTTATATAAAGATAAAAAAATTATAGATCATGCTACTGGTAAAATGCTTCAAAGCAATGGTAAAGAATGGACGAAGGTAGAATAATGGCTAAAGGTTATTCACTTGTTGAAGATGTACCACAAGAAGAGTCATTTGTCCCCAAAGTGGTACGCCATACTGCTAGAACAGCAGCCCGTGTTGGCGAGACAGCACTTGGCCTTCCGGGTGATATTGCCCAAGGTCTTTTATGGCTTGGTAAAAAAGGTGAGTCACTTTTGGGTGGAAAACCGCATTTGCCAGAACGAGCGCCATTACCAACATCACAAGATATTAAAGAATATGGTACTGGAACGATAGCAAAGGCATTACCAAAAGATTATCTTGAACCTCAGTCTAAAGGTGAACAATTCTCTGATGAGTTCTTTTCTGATCTTACTTCTCTTGCTGTTCCTTTATCAAAAGCTGGCAAGATTCCATTTAAAAGAGCTTTGGCAGTATCTGGCCTTGGTAATCTTGCTTCATTTACCGCTAAAGATATGGGTGCATCTGAAGGTGTTCAGACAGGAGTTAAACTTGGAACAATGTTGGCAACAACAATGGCTGGCCCAGGTAAACTTAAAGAACATATGAGTAATCTGTATAAGAACGCAGAGCAATCCATTCCTGAAGGGGCCATGGTTTCTACCGAGAAGATTAAGCCTATAATGGATAAACTAACGAAGATAACGACAACAGGAGACTTAACACCATCAAAGAAGTTTATGTTAGATCGTATTAATGCAGTTCAAGAGAAGATGGTTGGTGGTAAGATTCCTGTTACTCATGCATGGGCTCTTAAGCGTGATATGAATGAATGGATTCATGATATTACTAAACCTTATGGTGTAGAAAAATACATACCATCATTATCCAACGGTCTTAATAACGTTTTAACTGAATATGGCAAACAAAATAAAGATTTTTTAAGATCTTTTAAAGAAGCTGACAATATCTCTATTGGTCTCAGCAAAGCATCTCATGTTAATAAATGGCTTCAGAAACATGTAAGCAATAAGAACTTAAGCATAGCGACAGCAGCACTTCTTTTTGGTCCTCATGTTGGAGTTCCTTTAGCCTTAACTGGAAAAGCTATTGTAGGAGCTGGGGCAACACGATATGGCGTTCAAGCTTTTGAAGCATTAAAAAATAGTAGCGCTATACGTAAATACTATGCTGATGTTATTGGAACAGCTGCTAAGAAAGATCTTGCGGCAACAACAAGAAATGTAAGCAAACTTAATAAAGCACTAGCAAAAGAAGTTAATGAATCAGAGCCAGAGAAACCGCAAAAGGGATTTTCTCTTGTTGATTAATCTGATTCGATGTAACTCAATGTAAAAAGTGCACCAATTGCTATTGCGGCAAAAGGTGATAATAAGAAACAGAATATAAATATGATTGGGTAAGCTATATAATCTATTAACATAATAAACAATTATAGCACTTTATATCGGATTGTATAGGCTTTTTTGCATAATTGAAGACATAAACCTGGTGAGTAATCACCAATCCTTTCTCCTTTTTGTGGGCGTGGCACCTACCACGTCCATTTCTTTTGACAACGCAGTAACAATGGCCCGTATTAACCATAAGTTCATGCTGATATTCCTACGAGCAGCTACAATCTTGATCTGTGTCCTTAACTCAGGACTAACATCAAACGCTATCTGGACTCTTTTTTCCATCGGTTTCTTTCTTCACCTTTTTATATTTCTTCCGTTTCTTTAATGGATCTATTACTTCCATCCGGTCTTTTCTTTTTGCCATTGAGTACTCCTATATTCGCTAATTATCTAACTATCTAGTGTTATTTTAATTTTATACTATCAATCTATATATAACCAGCGCAACACTATCTTTGTAGTTAAAATTTTATTCCCCACGAGCTCGTGGATGAGCTCGCTTACTGGAGATAGCAATGGCAATACAAAGAACGCGCGCTCAATCAGCGTACGGATATCCAACCCCTACACAGGATGTGTTTCCTCAACCGGTTGTGATAGACCGTGCCCCAACAATCTATGACCAAGGTGAAATAGGACAACTTTGGGTAAATACTACCGCTAATACAGCTTATGTACTTTGCAGTATTACAGCAGGTTCATCTAACTGGATCACTTCTCCTTCTGGAGGTATTACAGCTGCTTCGTTTACTATTAGCCCTGGTAACCTTCTAGTCGATACTGGAAATGCTACCATCGCTGGTACGTTAAACGTCGCCGGATTGTCGACACTTGGTGCTCTTGCTGCTGGTGCAACAACACTTACTGGTGTCGTTGCTATTAATGGTAATACAGCAATTGCTGGCGATTTAGATATTACTGGTGACGTTACCTTTAATGGTGATTTTGATCTTACTTCTGCTGTGTCTGCTGGTATCACATCAACATGGAATGGCGCTGGAGCGATATACTTACTTGCTAATGGTGGCGTTAACGAAACCATTCTCATTACTTCTGGCCAGGGTACTGGTGCTGGATCTATAAATATAAATTCTAGTGCCGGTGGTGTAATAATTGCCGCTAATAGAGCCTCAGCTACAGCGATTAATATTGAATCAAACAATGCTGCTGGTGGTATTATGCTTGGTGCTGGAACAGGTGGAATTACACTTGGTACTATTAATGGTGTTGTTGCTATTACTTCTGGAACAGCTGCAATTGATATATCTGCTAATGCTACTATCACTCCTATTAATATTGGTACAGGAGCTGCGGTAAAAACAATCGCTATTGGTGGAACCGCTGCGAACGTTATCACTATCGGTAATACACAAACAGATGGTTCAGTTTCTATTGGCAATGCAATGACAACAGGTACCATATTTATTGGTGGTGTTGGCTTACAAGTAGGTACTATCCAAATAGGCCATGGTACAGGTGCACAAATTGTTAATCTTGGTGCCGGAACAGGTCTTAAGACTCTTTCTATTGGTGGCACAGGAGCTAACGTTATTGCTATCGGTAACACACAAGCAGCCGGTTCAGTATCAATTGGTGATGCTATGATTGCTGGTACGATTAGTATCGGTGGTTCAGGTGCCCAAGTAGGTACTATACAAATTGCTCATGGTACAGGCGCACAGATTGTTAATATTGGAACAGGTGCTGGTGTCAAGACGTTATCTATCGGTGGAACTGCTGCCAACGTCATCGCTATTGGTAACACACAAGTAGCAGGTTCAATTTCTATTGGCGCAGCAATGGTAGCTGGAACTATTCAAATTGGTTCTTCGGCTGCTCAAGTTGGAACAATTACTATCTCTGCATCTACCGCAGCCCAAACAATCGCTATCGCTAATACCGTCGGCGTTAAGACAATCGGTATTGGTAACGGTGTTTCTGGAAACATCATTACAATTGGTAATGGTGTCAATACAGCTGCACAAGTAATTACTATCGCTGGTGGTGCTGCAGTTGCAGATTCAACGGTGAACATACAAAATGGAAACGCTACTGCTGGTGCCCAAACAATTAACATTGCCACAGGAACTTCTGTTGGAGGCCGTGTAGTAAACATAGCTTCGGGCGCTTCTGTTAATACCGTAGCGTTAGGTTCTGCAAACGGAGCTTCAATAACAGAAATTTATGGTGGTACGGGTGGTATCGGCCTGCTTGCTGCTGGATTAGTAAACGTTACTGCTGCTACTAACACTTCTGCTGCTGGTCCTGGTGTCGCTGCTGCTGGAACTATCAATGCTAATGTTGGCCGTCTATTGATGACTGGATATACACAAGCTCCTGCTGCTGAGTTGACTATTACGATTACAAACAATCTTGCAACAACAACATCAACAATACTTGCAACTGCTGCAATAGTTGGAGCAGAAGATGCTCAAATGTGTGTCACAGGCGTAAGAAAAATCAATGGTAGCTTTGTGGTTACGTTAGTTAACCAAGGTGCTGCTGCATTGGCATCTAACTGTTCGCTATCTTTTTGGGTTTTAAATTAGGTCAATTAACAACATCTTTGTTTATAATTATCTGGACCATGGCATGGTGCTGTGGTCCAGATTCACACAAATCATAAGGAGATATGATGGAAGAAAAGAAAATCGAAGCAACAATGCCTGATATAAAGGTGTTTTTGAAGATTAATGAAAAAGAAGAAGAAAAGGATTTTACTTTTATGGTCCCTCAAGGATGTAATTATGAGATGGCCAAACGAGGGATTCTTTCTACCTTCGAATACATAATAAAGCTTGAACTTGAAGCGATTAGACTCGCTAAAGAAGAAGAAGCCAAGAAAGCCGCTACTCCTGTGGTGGCAGAGGTAATGTAACCATGGCTCAAACATCGGTTAAAGCGATACCAATTAGAGGTTTTGATACAGCATTTCTTACTGCTAGATGGCAACCACTTTATCCAGACGGAATACCACAAGCTTGTTTTGCTCTTCGTCTTATCAATCATTCTGCTGTTGATGTTTGCCTTAGTTTTGATGGAGTTACTTTTAATGATCTTATTCTTTCTGAAAGGGAATTATATCTTCCTGCACAAATGAACAATCAACCCAATTCTAATGAAGCATTGTTTGCCAAGGAAACAATTATATATGTGTCATGGGCAACTGCTGCTGGTGTAGGCGCCATTTACTTGACTGGATATTACGTTTAATTAAATAACATGCTGTTCTGGCAGCTATATAAATTGGAGATAACCATGAGTAATGCAAGTAGCGTACGTATTAGGTACGAGATCTTACGTTCGTTAGATTGGACGTTAGTAACAGCAAATTATGTAGCTGTCGGAACACCATTACAGCACCCAGCAAGAATTTTAAAACTAAGTAACGCTACGGATGCTGATATGTTGATCTCTTTTAATGGGGTCGATGATCATGATTTTGTTGGGGGTAATTCATACTTTCTCTATGACTACGGCACTAACCGTTCTGGAACTGGTAATGAATTAGAACAACAAATGGGCGATAGAGTCTATGTTAAGTCTGCTGACGGGACTCTTCCATCAACCGGTAGTATCTACCTTACACTTATCTATGCAAGTGATAACTAAGGAGATATTGATGCCAAACTATAAACAAACTATTCTTGTATTTCTTGGAACTCAACTTGACAATATAAGAGATATGATTTCAAAGAAACGACACCCAATAAGCGGAAGAAAAGGATCTGAAAGTCGCTGCGCTATTTTAAATGATGATAAAGTTAGAGAAATTAAAAAACTACTCAGTGTTACTCCCCTTAAGAGAGGTGCAATTACTAATATAGGTAAAATGTTTGGTGTGTCTGAGGCTACAATCTCAAACATATATAACAATAAAATTTGGGGAGCGGTACTTTGAGCCAGGTATCAATTATTAATAATAAAGTTCATCCATCATTTTCAGCTGTTGATTCATTGACGGGTAATGCCGGTGGAGTTATCACACCAGATGTGTATAACAACATTAATATTGTTGGTGGATTAAATATAACAACAACCGGAACGCCACTAAACAATACGATTACTATTAATCTTAACCCTTCTATTGCTGTCACTGGTTCTATTACTGCTGGTACTGATATAACGGCAACCAATGGTTCGTTAACAGCAGGAAGTACAGATAATGACGCGTTGCCGGCAGGACTTGTTTTTAATAAGTACCGTGGTGTTGGAGCTGTTCATACTGGCGATTACCTTGGCATTATATCGTTTCAAGGTTTTGATGGTGCTGCTCTTGTTGCTGGTGCTTATATCATTTCTCAAACATCAGGAACAATAGCGGCTGGTAGAATCCCCGCTAATCTTAGCTTTTGGACACATCCTGATTCCGCAGGAGGTGCTTTACAACGGCTAACGATAGCTCCTAATGGCGGCGTAACAATTAATACCTTTGGTATTGGCGTTGTGCTTTCTGATACGACTGGTCTTTTAAGTTCTTTAACTCCCGGTATCCCTGGAACTGTTTTAATGAGCAATGGGGCTACTCACGCGCCTTCATGGCAAGTAGCTAGTGAGATATGGCAGGACGTAGGTGCAGGAGCTTATACTATTGTTAGTAATATTGGATATTTTGCTTCAACGGTTCCACTCGTAACATTTTTGCTTCCAGCAACCGCCAATACCGGTGACTTTACAGAAATAGTCGGTGTTGGAGCAAATTGGGTTATTTCTCAAAATGCTGGCCAATGGATTCAGTACGGTAATCTATCAACTACGGTTGGAGTTGGTGGTTCGATATCTTCAACTAACTCGCATGACACTATTCGTATCGTGTGCTTAAGAAATGGTCTTACCGTTCGTTGGTATGTTACTTCTGCAGTTGGCATTCTAAACGTTGTATAGGAGAAAATTATGCCTTTTCAGACTTCTACAAATGAATATCAAAATACGAAATATATCGTTGATGCTATAGCTGGCGCATCTCCTTATGCAACTATACAATCGGCTATTACGGCAGCCGCTGCCATTGGTGTTCCAGCAACAATTTTTATACGTGCCGGTACCTATACAGAAAACCTAGTCCTTTCTGCAGGGATAGAGTTACAAGGTTCTAATGCCTTTCAGACGATTATTGTCGGTGTGCATACACCGCCAGCTGCTGGACGTTGTGCCTTGCTTAACATTGGCCTGCAGAGTGCCACCCATATCCTTTCATCAGCAGTAGCGGGTACAGCAACTATAAAGTTTAGCCAGTGTACCTTTAATATTACCAACGGTTATGTCTGCAATATGACGAACTGGACGGGGACTATTCTTTTTGAGTTCTGTTCTGACAATTCAACAATTAATGGTGTCGTAATAAATACTGCAACAGCAGCGGTTATTATGAACAATAATACTATTGGTAAGGGAACAGCTAACCCAATGACTATTGACGGTGTATTAACCGTCTTTAATACTGCTTTTGGGTGTCCTATTAATCTTTCTGGAGCTGCTGTATCGGTGATAGATGGCGGTGCTAGTTTTTTACATACGGTAATGGTATCTGGTAATGCTAATGTCAGCATTGCTAACTCTCGATTCTCAACGGGAGCAGATACATCACTAGTTACCACATCTACTGTTCACGTTCTTTTAAGTGATGTGAACATGGAATCAAGTAACGCTAATGTTATTGATGGTACTGGTTCGGTTCAGACCTCGCTTGTAAGCTTTTCTGATAGCATGAACGTTCCTGTTACGATAACCCATGTGTTAGCTGGCCTTACTGCTATGGGTGTTGGGTACATGACCGATGCTGTCATCGAGAACTTATCAACGCCAGGCATGCTTACTAACGATGCTAGTGGCGATGTAGGTTCATCGGCTACAACCGAGCACGCTGTTCAAATTGGTGACAGTGGTGGGCAGATTAAAGACCTTGCCGTTGGTGCTACGGGCGAGACTCTTATGGGTGCGACTGGTGCAGACTGCGGTTGGACTAACAGTCCTTCGTTTGGTGGAAGTGTTACCGCTGGTACAACGTTAACGGCGACATTGGGGAATATTACGGCGACTGCTGGAGATCTAGTTATAGGCAATGTTGCTGTTGGTACAACATCACCAATTACTTATTTTAAGAAAAGTCGTGCTGGAGCTGCTATTACGTCTGGAGACCTTATTGGAACAATAAAATTCTCTGGTCATGATGGCACGCAATATACGGATGGCGCTCGTATTACATCTACGTCTTCTGGAACGATTGCTAATACACGCGTAGCTGGTAATTTAAAGTTCTATACGCATCCTGATAGCGCTGCGGCTGATCCAACGTTGAGAATGACGATAGACTCTACTGGACTTGTAACAATTGCATCCCTTGGAACAGTTGATAGTGCATTGCAGATAAATGGAGAGTCTTTTGGATCATTTATTAGTCTAAGTGGAACTAGATTCCTTGGATATCCAACAACTGGATGTGTTTTTCTAGGTCCTAATGCTGGGAAACTTTCAGGAAGTGGATATTACAACATAGGCCTAGGATTAGAACCGCTCACATCGTTAGGTAATGGAACAAGAAATGTTGCCATTGGAAAATACGCTGGTATTTGGTTAACTT